CAATGCGCTTGCGCTTGGCAAGACGGTCTCTACTCCAACATTCAGGCCAAGCGCAAGCGCATTGCAAGCCAGAAGGCCGCAGGCAAGACGCCTGAGCGTATGCGCAAACCCGGCACCGAAGGCGCACCAACAAAGGCCGCATTCATTGCATCTGCAAAAACAGCCAAGCCTATGAAGGCCAAGAAGTAATGCAACTCCCGGCCATGCTCTACCAGTCGCCAGGGCAAATCCCAAAGCCTGGCGGCACTGGCACCTACAAGATCATCGGCGTACAGACCCAAGAGCAGGCCGACGCCAAGCTGGCAGCCGGCTGGTTTGCATCGTCCGATGAGGCTATCATCGCTGCTGGCGACAAGGCCGGCGGCCCGGTTAAGATCAAGGCCAAGTGGCTGCGCAAGCCAGTCAAGAAGCACAAGCCCTCAAAGCCTCTAGACTGGCGCGAGTTGGCCAAAGCGGCAGCACCAGCCCCAAAGGATGACGCACCACCAACGCGGCAAGAGCTTGAGCTCAAAGCGCGAGAGCTAGACATTCGCTTCGACGGTCGCACGCCGGACAGAAAGCTGGGACAATTGATCCAGCACCGAATCACAGGAGTCTGAGCAATGGGATGGACCAAGCGCCAGTTCGTAACGCAGGCCTTCGAGGAAATCGGGCTGGCGTCCTACGTATTTGATCTCACGCCGGAGCAACTCGACAGCGCTCTGCGCCGACTTGATACCATGATTGCATCGTGGAATGCGCTTGGCATCCGCTTGGGCTACCCGCTCCCCTCGAGCCCGCAGGACAGCGATCTGGACGAGCAGACCAACGTCCCGGATTCATCCAACGAAGCGATCTACACCAATCTCGGCGTGAAACTGGCTCCGTCCTACGGCAAGCAGGTCATGCCAGACACCAAGATGACAGCCAAGGAGACGTACAATACCCTCCTGTCCAGGGCCGCCATGCCGATTGAGCAACAGATGCCAGGAACCATGCCATCTGGCGCAGGCAACAAGCCTTGGAGGGTCTACGACAATCCATTCCTGGCCAGGCCTGTCTACCCAACCCTGGCCGGCCAGGACGGCCCGCTCGAATACACCTGAAAGAGGCCACACATGCCGACGATCAATCAACTAGCAGGCCTCAGTCAGATATCCGGCGGCGATCTTCTGCCGATCTACGTCCCGAACAACGGCGATGCTCGCAAGGTCAGCGTTACCCAGTTGCTGACGTACTTTCAGACCGTCTTTGCAGCGCCGACCGTCTCCACCAACCTCTACACCCCAGGCGCCGGGTTCAACGTCACCGTTCCAACGCCAGTCAGCGAACAGCAGTGGATGTTGCTGCAGCCAGCCGGCACGCTGGCCACCGGCACGATCACGCTCCCGCTCAATACCGGCACGCCAGACGGGACGCAGTTGCTGGTGACCACCACGCAGATCATCACGGCATTCACGTTGGCGCTCAACGGCGCTGCCGCGGCATTCGGAGCGCCGACCACCTTGGCCGCCAATGCGTTCTTCACCATGCGTTTTTACCAAGCGACCAACTCTTGGTATCGCATCGGCTAATTTTCAGGAGCGAACCCAATGCCTTACAACTCAGCCCCATTTTCGCCAGGCTACAACCGTGGCGTCATCGTGTCCCCAGGAGCGGCATCGGCCACCGCAACGGTTACCGGCGCTACGCAGACCGTCTGTTTGACCAACCTCGGCGCAAATGTCTGCTACATCCGCTTTGGTGAAACCGCCCCGGTGGTCGCAACCACGGCAGATTACCCGGTGCCGGGAGGCGCACAGGTAACCATCACCAAGCCCGGCGATTACAGCCTAATGGCGTACATCTCCGCAGCCGGCACGTCCCTGCACGTCATGCCTGGCGAGGGCTTCTGAGATGTACCCGCTGACTCGGCTGCGCTTCCGTATTCGATTCTGGAATATCGGTGGCGGCCCAGTTGCCGGAGCGCTGTTGCAGGAGGATGGGTTCTTCCTGCTGCAAGAGGATGGCGCGTATATTTTGCTTGACTAGGGCATCATGGGCGCCAAAGACTCAAGACTGGATCGGGCTGGCGTCGAGGGCTACAACAAGCCCAAGCGCACGCCATCGCATCCGACCAAAAGCCATGTTGTTGTGGCCAAGGCCGGCGACCAAGTGAAGACCATTCGCTTCGGCCAGCAAGGCGTATCCGGGTCGCCGAAGACGGAGGGCGAGTCCAAGGCGTCACAGGCTCGCCGAGAGTCATTCAAGGCTAGGCACGCCGAGAACATCTCCAAGGGCAAGATGAGCGCAGCGTATTGGGCCGATAAGGTCAAGTGGTAAGCCATGCAAATTCCAATCCTGAACGGAATTTACACTGACGGCACGCCGGAGATTCGCACCAGCTACCCCGTCAATCTGGTGCCCGTGCCAAAGGTCAGCGGCATCAGCAACGGCTTCCTTCGCCCAGGTGATGGCATTGTCGCCAATGGGACAGGCCCAGGCGTTGACCGCGGCGGCATTGAGTGGAACAACATCTGCTATCGGGTCATGGGCACCAGCTTGGTCTCTGTCTCAAGCAGCGGCGCTGTAACCGTCCTTGGCGACGTTGGCGGGCCAACCACCAACCTGGTGACCTTCGACTACAGCTTCACCAGCCTGGCGGTCGCATCCGGTGGCCGCCTGTACTACTGGAACAGCACTGCAGGGTTGCTGCAAGTCACAGACCCGGACCTGGGCTTCGTGATCGACTTCTGTTGGGTCGATGGCTACTTCATGACCACCGATGGCCAGTACCTGATCGTCACAGAGCTAAACGATCCATTCGCCGTCAACCCGCTGAAGTACGGGTCAAGCGAAGCAGACCCCGACCCGATACTAGCGCTGCTCAAGCTCCGCAACGAGGTTTACGCTCTCAATCGGCACACCATCGAGGTCTTCAACAACGTGGGCGGCGATCTGTTTCCGTTCGCAAGGATCGAGGGCGCTCAGATTCAAAAGGGTGTTGTTGGCACTCAGGCCTGCTGCGTTTTTGTTGATGCGATGGCCTTCCTTGGCGGCGGGCGGAACGAGGCACCCGGCATCTATCTTGGCGTCTCCGCAACGACAACAAAGGTCAGCACTCAAGAGATCGACAACATTCTTCAGCGGTACACCGAGGCTCAACTGAGCACGGTAAAGCTAGAGTCCAGGAACGACAAGGCGCACGAACACCTCTACGTTCACCTGCCAGACCAAACGCTGGTCTACGACGCATCGGCCTCTCGAGAGTTGCAGGAGCAGGTCTGGTTTGTTCTGGCCAGCACCACCACCGGCATCGCGCAGTACCGGGCCAGGAACATCGTCTGGTGCTACAGCAAGTGGCTGGTCGGAGATCCGCAGTCCAACGCCATCGGGTATCTCGTGCAGGACACCGGCCACCACTGGGGCCAACAGGTGCGTTGGGAATTCGGTACGCTCATCGTCTACAACGAGAGCAATGGCGCCATCTTCAACAAGCTAGAACTGGTGGCATTGACGGGAAGCGTTGCCCTGGCCACGCAGGTGGTCAACGGCTTGCTCCAAGAAAACGGGTTCTTTTTGCTGCAAGAGAATGGCGAATACATCCTGCTCGAGCTCGCTGTTCCGAATTCAGCGGCACTCGGAAACCCGCAGATCAGCACGAGCTACTCGGTGGACGGCAGATCATGGAGCCAGGACAGGTTCATCTCAGTCGGCACCACAGGAGACACCAAGAAGCGCCTGGCATGGTTTCAGCAAGGCCACATGCGCAACTGGCGCATCCAGCGCTTCAGGGGCGACAGTAGCGCCCACGTGTCATTCGCCAGGCTCGAGGCCCAGCTAGAAGCGCTGGCGTTCTAAAGCATGGCAACCACTGCGCCGAACTCTCGCAAGCTCAATCTGACGCGGGATCAGCTCGCGCAGTTTTTGACCGACCAGCAGCAGATCAGACAGTTCGAACTGCTGTTTGCGGCCGTTGATGCCATCGGGCCTGATGGCGTGCTGGAGGTCAACATCGCTGCCGGCAACGCCCAGGCCACGGCGAATGATGCACTGGCGCAACTCACGCGCATCGCCAATGCGGTAGAACTGCTGGCGGCGGCCCCAGTCATTGAGAACAACAACTCTGTTGTTACTGATTACATCGACTTCGATCAATCCGCACCACACGTTTCCCGCATGGCACGCATGGCGTGGAACGAGACAGACCAAACCGCTGATATTGGGATGGAGTACGGCGTTGTTCAGCAAGTTGGGCTAGAAACCTACGCTCGCGTAGCCAACTTCACCGGCGTCACCATCCCCAACGGCACCGTGGTGGGCTTTACGGGGGCCGTTCCCGATAGCGCGTTGTCGATTGCTCCATACCTAGCAAATGGCGCAACAAATACGCTATATGTTGTTGGCGTAATGACGCACGATTTACCGGACACTGGAGAAAAAGGATACTGCACTGTATGGGGGTTTGTGCGCAATCTGGACACCAGTGCGTTTACGTTGGGCGACATTTTGTACGCCTCGCCTACCGTGGCCGGAGGGCTTACCAATGTTAAGCCTACTGCGCCAAATAACGTGGTTCCAATTGCAGCCGTTCTGCAAGTTGGCACAACTGACGGCGTTATATTTGTACGCCCAACCATTGAACAGCAAATTTATTACGGCGAATTCACCAAAACAAATAGCCAAAGCCCTGCTGTAATCAACACGGCTTATCCGTTGCTGTTCACTAATACAGAGATCGCCAATGGCGTCAGTATTGGCGGAACAACATCGCAAATTATTGTTGCCCAGGCTGGACTGTACAATATTGCTTGCTCGGTGCAGATTACATCAACCAATTCATCTCAGAAATCTATTTGGATTTGGTTGCGATTGAATGGCACAACTGACTTTACTAATTCAGCTAGAGTTGCATCTATCACGCTGAACAATGGGTATTTGGTAATAACGCTAAATGAAGTTGCGTCCTTGCTTGCTGGTGATTTTATTGAAGTAATGTATGCCGCAAATAATACCAACGTTAGCATTGCAACCGTAGCGGCTACCGCTTTTGCCCCAGCAGCGCCAGCCGTCATCCTTGCCGTCACTCAAACCGAGCAATAAAAGCCATCATGACCGTAACCGTCAAAGTCCTAATCCCAGCAAAGCAGGCCGAGAACAGCCAGACCACGCAGTACACCGCCATCAACTGCAAGGCGATCATCGACAAATTCACCGCCACCAACACCAGCGGCGGCAACGTGACGATCGGCGTCAACCTGGTGACCAGTAGCGGCAGCGCTGGCGCGGCCAACCTGATCGTGGACACTCGCAGCATTGCACCGGACGAGACCTACACGTTCCCGGAGTTGGTCGGTCAAGCGCTGGAGCCCGGCGGCCTCATCTCTACCATTGCCAGCGCAGCCACATCGCTGACCATCCGCGCATCAGGCCGCGAAATTACCTGAAGGAGCCCAACAGCATGAAAGAATTTATGGTCATCCCCCAGGGCTTTGCAGGCCTGCCGATGGGCGAGGAGTTCATCACCACGGCGAAGAACAAGAAGAACACCGATGCCGTCATCGAGGACTGGATGCTTGGCCCTGAGAACCCATCCAACGAGCCAACGGCCAACAAGGTCTATTGGGTCGCTGTTGGCAAGGCGATGCAGGTGGACGAGAAAGAGGCCCGCCGCCGCCGGTGCTCGAACTGTGAGTACTTTTTCAATGACCCGCTGACGCAAGCCAAGATGGACAGAATCCCACGCAACCAATGGGACGATGGAGCAGGGTATCGCGGCTACTGCAAAAATTTTGATTTCATTTGTCATGACATGAGATCATGTCAAGCATGGGAAGAACGAGAGCAGGAAGACGATTAAATGGTGCAGCCTTGATGCAACTCTCGCTTTGCCTGCACGTAGGCCTCATGCGCAGCCTCTGGCGTCTCAAAGATGCCAAGATATGTGCGCTTGCCTTCACTAACGATGCGAGCAACAAACCCACGTGGATGCCTTATCACGCCAAGCAATCCAGTCGTGCTGGTGCGCTTGGCTGCGCGCTTGTTCTCGGTGTTAATTCGCCTGCTTACCTGCCGCAAGTTGGCAAAGGCATTGTTGGCTTTATTGCCGTCGATGTGGTCAATCTCTTGCGTTGGCCATTCGCCCGTCACGTACAGCAACGCGAACTGGTGCGCCATTGCACGGAATCCGTCGAACATGACGTAAACGTACCCATCGCATCGCAGCGACCCGGCAGGCGTCCCGGATTTCTTGCGCCCCTTAGACTGAAGGTGGGTAAATTTTCCAGTTTTTGGGCAGTAATGCGCAAGCTCGCGCAGTCGTTGTTGAGCGATCATGTTGCACCTCATCGGAGTGGAAAGCCATCAAAAGTTGCAGCAAGCGGTGATGAATCGCCTGTCCCCCGTCGGGTAAGCTGCCAGCCAATTTTACGATAGGCGTTTGCAAAAGCAAGCATTTGTGTGAAAATCAAGTCGCTGAGGAAAACGCTACCAGCGGCATCCAATGAATATTGAGGTGTTTTTATGGGTCTACTCAGCGTACTGGGCGGCATTGCGGGCAACTTCTTCCTTCCGGGAGTCGGCGGTGCAATTGGCGCCGGTCTTGGTGGAGCGATTGAGGGCAGCGAGTCGGTAGGCCAAGCCTCACAAGTACAGCAGCAAGCAGCGCAAGGCGGAATCGACGAACAGCGCCGACAGTTTGATGCCATTCGGCAGCTCTTGCAGCCTTACAACGAAGCCGGCACAGGAGCGCTCGCACAGCAGCAGGCTTTGCTTGGACTAGGTGCGCCAGGCGCACAACAGCAAGCTATCGCAGCCCTGCAAGGCAGCCCACAGTTTGCTGCGCTCCAGCAGCAAGGTGAAAACGCCATCCTCCAGAATGCGTCAGCTACTGGCGGTCTGCGCGGCGGCAACGTGCAAGCCGCTCTTGCTCAATTTAGGCCTCAACTCCTCTCCAGCCTGATTGAACAGCAATACGGCCGCCTCGGTGGTTTGACCTCCATTGGCCAGAACGCAGCTGCCGGCGTCGGCAATGCCGGCATGTCCACAGGAACCAACATTGCCACCCTACTTGGGCGGCAAGGACAGGCCGAAGCTGGCGGAATCCTAGGCCAGCAAAGCGCACTCACTGGCGGCATCAACAAAGCATTCGGCACACTTCAAGGTGCGGGTGGGTTTGGCAATCTTTTTGGCAATGACGCCTCAAGCCTGCAAGCCAGATTCTCACAAACCCCACTCGGCTCCTCTGGCTTCGGCTCTGGCCTTGCATACGGCAATCAAGATCTTGGCTTGAGCTTCTAAAGGCGCACCATGGAACCAATCAACTACCTCGCACAAGTCGCTGACCCCTTTGCTCAATCATTGCAAGGCCTCCAGCTTGGCGCTGGCATGGTCGAGTTGCAGCAAAAGCAAGCCGCCATGGTCCAGCAGCAACAGCGGCAACAGTTGGCGGCGCAAGAGCAGGCTAAATTCTTTACGAATCCTAACCCTACCATGCGTGACGCTGCCCGCTACGCCTCGCTCCTTTCGCCAGAGCAGGCCAACGCATTCCGACCATTCATGGAAGGCATCAGCAAAGAGCAGCAGCAAGGCACACTGAATTCCACTGGTCGAATCCTTTCGGCACTGCAAACAAACCCGGAAATTGGCATCAAACTTCTGCAAGATAGCGCCGCTGCCGCACGCAACAGCGGTGACAACCAGGACGCCGCTTTGTTTGATGACATGGCCACAGCAGCAGCAGATCCAAAACGTGGCCCAACCATTGTTTTCAAATCTTTGGCAGCTCGTACAGCAGGCATCCCAGGTGCAAAAGAATTCTTTGAGAACATTGACAAGAGCTTGAGCACGGCGCGGGAAGAGGCCTTGGCGCCAGAAGTAAAAAGAGAAGCCATTGCAAAGGCAGATAAAGCCATAGCAGATGCTACTGTAGCTCAAGACGCCGCCAAGAATTCGAAGGAGAAAGCAGCCGCTGATGCCGCACTAGCAACGGCAAACGCAGCCAAGGCGGCGGTCGAGGCTAAGTTTACAGAACGAAAAGAACAAGCAGAGATTGACAAGTCAGCCGCTGTTATACGCAAGACTGATGCAGACATTATCATTAACAGAGAGAACGCTCTCATTGCAGCGCTTAACGCAGCACAAGCCAAAGAAACAAACTTACTTCGGCGAGATGAATTGCGGCAAAAAATTGATGATGCAAAAGACAAGCGAGACACTGCAGACAGGGATCAACGAGCAACGCTTGCCAGTCAATCGGCAGACATTGACAACTTCATCAATACAGCCGAACAAATCAAGCGGACACCAATAAGCATTATTAAATCTGCAACTGGGCCAATAGCATCAAGATTGCCAACTACCAATCAGGATGTTGCCGACTTTGAGGCATTAGTTGAGACTCTTGGGTCGCAAGCATTTATTGCTCAAATACCAAAAATCAAAGGGACCGGCACTTTAACTGAAAAAGAAGGCGACAAGTTGCAAGCGTCTTTGCAGAATTTGAGCTTGAAACAATCTCCAAGCCAACTTATTGCAAATGTCACTGAAGCAGTAAGATTAATGGAAATTGCAAGAGTTAATATTGCAGCTCGCGCAGGATTGCCTGCTTTGCCAAGTGATGTTCCAGCAAAACAGGAAGTTTTTGTTCCACTACCTGATGGGACAAGAGTCAAATTTCCTAATCAAGCTGCTGCCGATGCTTACAAAAAAGCCGCAGGGATTAAATAATGGCAACAGACTATAAAGCACTTGCAAAGCAATTTGGCGGCATAGTTGAGCCGTCTTCTGAGGCGGGAGTTCCGCCACCCGCCAAACAAGAAGACCTGACGGCCCTTGCGGCTCAATATGGCGGCGCTGTTGACGTGCCAGCCACAACCGCAGCCGGCGTTGCTGGCGCGGCTACCAGGGGCTTGGCTTTGCCGGCAGCTGGTGCGACACTTGGCGCAATGATCGGCGCACCGTTTGCTGGCATTGGCGCGATCCCAGGAGCTATTGCAGGTGCTGGTGCCGCTACCCTTGCGGGAGTGCTTGGCGATCCGATTGTTGGTTCAATCAATAGTCTATTCGGCACAAAATACACATTGCCTACCGATGCATTGGAGGATTTGCTTACTCGTGTCGGTGTAGCGCAACCACGCACAGCAGCAGAGCGCATCGTACAGACGACAGCGGCTGGCGCAAGCGGCGGCGCAGGCGGAGTTGCCGTAGGCAAAGCCTTGGAATCTGCCGCAACAGGGCCAGTCGCCCGGGAGGTTGGCCGTATGATGGCGACCACGCCAGGCCTGCAAACAGTCACGGGCGCAACGGCTGGTGGCGCAGGACAATTGGCAAAAGAAGCAGGGGCCGGCCCTGTTGGTCAAATTGCAGCAACCGTAGGCGGTGCTTTCGTTCCATCTATACCTACAGCATTAAAAGCAGTTGCTGGAAAAGTTGCAAAGCAGATTGCGGCACCTGGCGCCGGCATTAAAGAGCAAGGCGCTCCAGTAACGGCTGAGCAATTACGACTTGGCTACACCCCAAGTGATGCGCCAACGGTGCAAGAATCTTTACAAAGCATCAAAGCCACCATTGGCGAAAAGATTTCTCCAGAAAATCAACAGCTCATTAAGCGGCAAATTTCCCAGAATCCTGATTCAGTGGAAACTGTAAAGTTTCGTTTGTCAGGCACTCAAGCAGTACCGGACAACGAAGCAGTTTCAGCCATTAATCAAGGCTGGAAGGACGGAACGATTGCCAGCATCAAGGCCGCATCCGACAAAGACCGCACGGCCATGCTCCAGATGCTCAACAAATTTAAGATGGGCGAAAAGAGCGAGGTCTATCGGACACTAAACAGGCCAGCAGACATTCTTGGGGACACCGTACAGGCTCGGATTGATTTTCTTGATAAGGCAAATAAGTCATCTGGAAAAGCCATTGACCGCATTGCACAAAGCAGGCTGCGCGGCCAGACCGTTGACTACGATACTGCTGTAAATTCATTTATTGATGACCTGGGCAAGATCGGCGTTAAAGTTGAGCTAGATCAAAATGGCGTTGCCAAAGCCAACTTGGCAGGATCAAGGATTGAAGGGGATGAAGCTGGTGAGAAGTTGCTTAACCGCGTTCTCAAAAGATTAAGCAAAACAGAAGCGCCCGATGCATTAGGGGTCCATGATGCAAAGCGATTCATTGACACACAAGTTGACTACGGCAAAAGAAGTATTGCTAACCCGTTGACCGCTGAAGCGGAAAGGGCCGTTAAAGGCTTGCGCCGCAACTTGAACCAATCACTAGGCGAAAAGTTTCCAGTCTACAAAGCCGCTAATGAAAAGTATGCCGACACCATCACAGCGCTAGACGAATTGCAGAAATCCGCAGGCACTCAAATTAACTTTGATTCAGAGAACGCCAACAAAGCCCTTGGCACGGCCATGCGCAAGTTGACCAGCAACTACAGCACACGCGCCAACCTGATTGACTCACTTGACCAGGCCAACCAAGTGGCCGCCAAGTACGGCATGAAGCTAGACGATGACATTGTGAGCCAGCTTATTTTTGTCAATGAACTCGACCGCATGTTTGGCGCGGCTGCGCAGACTTCACTAAAAAGCGAAGTTGCTCAAGGCGTTTTAGGGACTGGGGTTGACATTGCCCGTGGTCGAATTGCCGAAAGAGCATTCGACTTGCTGGCCGAAAAAGCGGAAAATTTACGCGGGATCAACAAAGAAAACGCCGTCAAATCGATGGAAGAGCTGCTGAAGCGCAAAGCCAACCGATGACGCTATCGGCGCATTGCCACCAGCGCAGCCTTGAGCGACAATCCACCCAGGAAAGCCAATAAATGACCGCACTCTCAATCCAGCCGCCGTTCCCAGTCTTCAGCGATTCCGATGGCCAGCCGCTGGACAACGGCTACATCTGGATCGGCACGGTCAATCTTGCTCCGCAGACCAACCCGATCAGCATCTATTGGGACGCCGCGCTGACGCAGACAGCAGCGCAGCCACTGCGCACATCTGGCGGCTACATCGTCAACTCAGGCACGCCGGCAGTAATCTACGCGGCCAGCGACTACAGCATCTTGGTTCAAAACGCCAAGGGAAGTGCCGTCTATAGTTCGCCTGCTCCTACGGCGGCCTATGGCGACGTAATCATCAACGCAAGTGAAGTGGTTTACGATCCAGCGGGATCGGGGGCCGTGGCCACTACGGTGCAAGCCAAGTTGCGCGAGAGCGTAAGCGTAGCGGATTTTGGCTTTTTGCCTTCTGCTTCAGCCGCTGCCAACACCACTGCGTTTGCTAATGCTTTTGCGGCATCCACCCAACTCACTATTCCGGCAGGGACGTACAGCGTTAGCTCTCTGCCTAACTTTGCGGTGCGGGGCACTAGGATTCAGGGCATCGGGCGGGTGGTGCTCAACATTACCGGCGCAGGGCCGGGACTGGTTATTGATGCTGGGGCAACCCCGCTAGTAAGCGGTGGCGTAGTAGTGTCTGATATTGTCATTGAAAATCTGACAATTGATGGCGTCAACTCATCGGCTGGCAACGTCGGCGTCTTTATCCGAGGCATCACGCACAGCGAGTTTAACCGCTTGCGCCCAATCAACTGGATTGGCTCGGCAATGTACTGCGCATTCATGGTGTCCAATTCGTTCTACGACTTCTGCTATTCGGGCAATGAGCCTGGCATTACTATCTTGACTACCACTGGATTGTCTTTGAATGCGCGAGGTACTGGAGAAGAATGCGCTGATTGCACATGGATAAATCCTGTTATTGAAGGAGCCAGCACTTACGGTATTGACGCAGCGTCTATGGTTGCAAATACATTTATTGGCGGCACCGTCGAAGGATGCGGTTATATTGCTACCGGAAGCGGAGGCGCTGTAAACCTTTCATCGGGTGCTGGTGAAAATACTTTTACAGGAACGTTTTTTGAGGCAAATGGAATTTTAGGAAACGCTACAACGTTCCACATAAAAGACGCCGGCGTGCGAAATGCGTTTTATAACATTTCGTCTGATGCTACCCTAAGTCCTTGGATCATACTATTAAGCGGGTCAAACTCATCATATTTTAGCGGCGGTCAAATAGATAGCCTAAGAATTGATGCTGGCGCTAGCAATACCGTTACCGTTGCAATGGCTTACACTGGCACTATTACAGATAACGGAACTGCGTCTCGAAATATCCAACTGTTTTATGTCCCAGCAGGTAGCGCAGGCATAGTAAAAGATTCACTATTAAGCAGGGAATCTTGGACGCCCGTAACTACTAGTTTAACGGTTACCGGAAGCGCTCCTACCATTACCGCTACTTATCAATATGTTGGCGATGCGGTCTTTTTTACGATTAACATTGTTTCGCCTGGGGGAAGCACCACCACGGCCACGGCGGGAACAACGGCATTCACTATTGGCACCACTTTGTTCAGCAACGGAACATGCGTGGCAACAAACAACACCACAGCAGTTGGCCTTGGAACTGGCGGCGTAGGCAACGGCAACATCTACCCGCCTGCCTGGAGTGCGCTGGCCAACGTAATCATCACGGGCATGTACTTTGCAACGTAAGCAGCCAAGATGAAAGCTCCGGCCTGGCGGCACCTTTCCCGAAGGGATGAGCTCGGTTCAATCAACTCCGTTCGTGTATCATAAAGCAAAGGAACAAGCAAAATGGCTGACTCAAAAATCAGTGCCCTCCCGGCAAGCACCACACCCCTAGCGGGCACGGAGGTCTTGCCGATTGTGCAAAGCTCGACCACCAAGCAAGTCTCGGTGGCCAACCTGACTGCTGGGCGGGCGGTGAGTGCTCTGAGCCTCACTTCGACCACAACGCTTGGTGTCACAGGCGTCTCGACCCTGACTGGCGGCGCAGTGATCCAAGGCCTGACCGTGGGGCTGGGGGCTAATGCAGTTGCTACTAATACTGCGGTTGGTGTTAATGCGCTGAGTAGTGGTAGCTTGAGTGGGGGTAGCAATGCTGCGGTAGGTTACGCGGCCTTAACAAATAACACGACAGGCAGCAACAACACTGCTAGCGGATATCAAACACTTGCTGCCAACACCACAGGCGAAAACAACACTGCTATTGGACTTCGAGCACTCTACGCCAACACCACAGGCGATAACAACACTGCTAATGGATATAGAGCACTCTACGCCAACACCACAGGCACTTACAACACTGCCAATGGGCGTCAAGCACTCTACGCCAACACCACAGGCACTAGCAACATTGCTTTAGGCCAAGGTGCAGGCAACGCACTAACCACAGGCAACAACAACACGATCATAGGATCAGTTGCCGGGACTGCTGGTCTTAGCGATACTGTGATCATTGCTGCGGGTAGTGCCGAGCGGATGCGGATTGATAGCTCGGGGGTCATATCCTACACCGGCTCCCTGACTGTATCCGCATACACTGAGACCATAGTAGCCAGCGGCACAGTAGGAGCATCAGCAACCCTGGCAATCACTGCCGGTACTGTACTTACTGCTACGCTAACCAGTGCTACGGCATGTACGTTCACAATGCCAACGGCTACTGCGGGCAAGTCATTCATCTTGCTTCTCAAGCAACCAGCATCCGGTACAGCAACCACGGCAACATTTACCGGAGTGAAGTTTAATGCTTCTGGCGCACCAACCATCACGGCCACCGTGGGCAAGATGGACATTCTGACGTTTGTCGCTGACGGCACAAACTGGTACGGCTCATACTCACAAGGGTACACACCATGACCTCATTCATCTGGACTATTAACGATCTGGAGCGCACCACTGCGGATGGGTTTGTCATCCTGGCGAAGTTTGGTGTAACTGCCAATGACGGTGTGAACACTACAGGGATGACCAGCGCAGCCTGCTGGACTCAAGACCCTGATAAGGCGGTCATCCCCTATGAAGACCTGACCGAAGAGATCGTGCTGGGATGGGTCAAGGAAGCCGCACCTGATACCGAAGCCAATCTGCAAGTCACGCTTGATCTGATGGCGGCTCCTACTCAGGCCGCTGGAATGCCTTGGGGGGCATAATGTTTGCAGCACTCAATGCTTTCTTGACGGGCGGCGCTTCCGAAGCCAAAGACCCCTACTGGGCCAACGTCTCCATGCTCCTGCACGGGGACGGGACCAACGCGGCGCAGAACAACACGTTCCTAGACGGTAGCACCAACAACTTCACCGTCACCCGCAACGGCAACACGACCCAAGGCTCGTTCAATCCGTTTGTCAAGACATACCCCTATGCTGTTGCTACTAACGGTGGGTCTGCGTACTTTGATGGGACGGGGGATTATCTTACTGTTCCTGACAATGCGGCGTTTACGTTGGGGACTAATGACTTCACTATTGAGTGCTGGGTATACCCAACAGTGGCTGCAAATCAATATGTAGCCGCGCAAGCAGGGGCGGCTGGAGATGCTGCTGTAACATCTTTTTTCCTTTATATTTCTTCGGCAGGCGTTCCCGCATTTTATGTTTCAATTGGTGGATTTTTTGTAAACGCAACTAGTTCAATAACCGTATCGCTAAATGCTTGGGCGCATATAGCTTGTGTTCGCAATGGCGCTACTATTAGAATATATGTTAATGGCGTGCAAGGAGGCACGCTTTCTGTATCAACAGGCGTTATCCTTAATTCAACGGGTAGCTTGGCTGTTGGGACTTTAGGGGATAATGTAGGTATTACATTCAACGGTTACATCTCCAACTTCCGCCTAGTCAACGGCACCTGCCTGTACCCCAGCGGCACGACGTTCACTCCCCCCACAGCGCCACTGACCGCAGTCACGAACACTGCACTGCTGCTGGGCATGAGCAACGCAGCCATCTTTGACAACGCGATACTCAATAACCTTGAGACGGTGGCCGACGCTCAGATCAGCACCAGTGTGTTCAAGTATGGTACTGGGTCTATGAAGTTTGACGGGACGGGGGATTACCTGAACACAAGCCCAGCCAATCAAGCCGCATTTGCTTTTGGGTCTGGTGACTTTACTATTGAGATGTGGGTATACGCCGCAACAACGGGCACTACTAAAGGTCTTTATGATAGCAGACCATCTGGAACAAATGGTGCGTATGCTTTTATATATCTTGACTCCTCTAATGTTATTAGCTATTTGATTAACAGTGGCGGCGGCACTATAACTGGAACCGCTCTTTCGGTGTCTACGTGGTATCACGTTGCCGTTGCAAGAAGCGGTACAAGTACAAAACTATTCTTAAACGGAGTGCAAGTAGGTAGCACTTTGACGGATAGCAATACTTACCTAAATGCCGGGACAAGTAGACCTTTTATTGGAGCTAATGCATCTTCACTTGGAAGCTATTTCAACGGTTACATAGACGACCTACGAGTCACCAAGGGCATAGCCCGGTACACAGCCACGTTCACCCCGCCGACTGCTGCGTTCCCGAATAGTTAACCGTACTGGTGCGGCTCACCAGGGAATCGAAGGATTCACACAATGCCCTCGCTCCCGCAAGATAAGGCCAACCACGCCCTGTACGGCGCGCTGATCTTCCTGCTGGCGCTGGCCATCCTGCGCCGCCCTGACGCTGCCTATGGCCTCGTAGTGCTGGCCGCAGTTGGCAAGGAAGTGCTCGACTGGCTCTCCAACCAACGCGCTATCAGAGCAGGCTTGACCCCTACGCACGGAGTAGAATGGTTCGATGCCCTGGCAACCTGCGCCGGCGGGGCGGTGCCACTCCTTGCTAGGATGATCTGATGGATTCGCAACACCTGATCGACATTGGCCTTGCTACCGCTTGCGCGGTTACCGGCTGGTTTGCAAGGGAGTTATGGTCAGCGGTCAAGGAGTTGAAAGCCGACCTGACCCGCCTATCGGTCGAGCTACCCAAGACCTACGTCACCCGTGACGATTACCGCTCAGACCTCAAAGAGATCCGCGACCTGCTGGGGCGCATCTTCGACAAGCTAGACGGCAAAGTCGACCGCTCATAGCACTCGCTCCCAGCGAATACGCGCAACATCACCCGACCCTATGTCGGAGCGTTTCCGACTCGGAGCGTCCCAACCCTTTCGGGCCGGAAGTTGGGCGGCAACTGCCCAGCCAGCGCCGCGCAACGATGCGCCAGACTCATCGTGCTGCGTGTACGTCACGCACTTTGCATAGCCGAGCGCAGTAGCTGCGCGGCAGATGGCACCGTACAGTTTTGAGTTGGCGTTGCGCGTCCCATCGGTGCAAGTGCGCGTCACCTCCAGCGTCAGCCCATCGTCCAACATCCGCGCCACTGGCCGACCAGCGGTTGCCGTGCCCACAAGAACGTCATCGACAAACAGGCCAACGCTAAACTTGTGGCCAATCGGGGGCTTGTTGTGCCGGTGATGCTCGCGCACATACTCCTGCGCCAACTTGAGTGATATCGGAGCGATTTTCATAGCAGCGCCGAGATACCCACAGTCACCATCTCGCTCTTGAGCTTGCTAGGGTTGGTCTTCGCCATCACCCGCAGCGCCACGGCAGCGAACGTCTCGATGCCGGCCCAGGCATCCTCTAGGTGCGGATCATTGAGCGCCAGAATGTGCGCTCTGATCGTCAGAACGTCAGCCATGTAGGCGTCCCTGATGGCGTCTATCGCCGCTTTAGTTGGTCGCATGGAAAGTCCACTAGTTGCCATACTGAATTCGGTGCGTTAATCCTGAACGGTTTGGCTACCCGCCTTGGCGCCAGTTCCGATGCGGCCTGGCGGGCAGCGATCCTTGCTGTTTTTCGGTCCCGACAGGCCTTGTGCTGCAGCTTGCGCTTCGTCCAGCGCCCAGCGTCTAGCTCTGCCGCCCGCTCAGGCGACGCCCATCGCGCAGTGACGCCGCTACCGGCCACGCCCAGCAGGCGAGCCTTGCGGGCAAAACACAATATCTTGCGGGCCTTGTCCAGCGTGATCGCCATGCGCAAGTGCATGTCGACCGTGCTGACGCCGTTGGGGTACTCGCGCACTAGGTTGGCGGCAAGGTGCATCAGCAACTCGGTGTCAGGATGCATCATCGCGTACCCTCAAGGTTCCGCCTTCGTGCATCGCCAGTAGCAACTGCGCAATGACGATCTCTTGGCGTTTGATTTCGTACTTGAGGCGCTCGTTCTCCGCTAGGGCATCGCCCAGCAGGAGGTCTAGGTTTCTTTCGGTCTCAGTCATTTTTTTCCTTTAGCTTTGCTTCTGCTGCTCTAATAAACTCCACAACCTCACTCCTGAACGCAATCACGAATCTTGTGAGTTTATTTACATCAGCCTTCGTCAGCCCTTGCCATTGGGGCTTCGTGTAAAGCGGCAAAGCTCGTTGGCCTTGCTGGATGTCGGTTGGGTTATCGGTTACATACACAGATTTACCGTCTTCTGTGTAAACCATCCATGCTACGGGTTCAGCCACCGGGTTCAATCCAAAACAACTCACCAATCTGCTCTGCCGTGTACTCTGCAAAGTCGTTACTGGCCCACTTAACCAGCGTTTTGCCAGATGTGGATGTAGCCTCTACAGTGCAAAGCTCGTCGGTTTCAATGCAACGCAAAACGTCTCCTCGAGCTAGCCCCCCCAACTCTTTTGAACAGGCATAGCAGAGCTTGGCCCTCTTGCACGTTTCCCCGCAGTCCCCCACCTGCGCTAGGTCAATGCGCCCAGCCTGCCATGCATCCCACTCGCTGGACGTATTGCTCTTGTGCAGATACGCACTGCTGCCCCACTTCTCGTCGCACCATGCCTCAAACGCAGCGCGCTCGGTCATGGCTCAAGTCCAAAATGGTTACAGATTAAGAGTTTGACGTTTCCCCCGTAATTGACGCTCAACTCGGCGCACTCCCGGACGATACGGTCGGCGAACTTCTGCACGTTGATGTAGTCGGCAGTGCATTCCTCCCTTCCGCGACTGTCAACCGTAATGTCGAACAGCCCTTCCATTAGTTTTCTAATTCGTTCGTTCATGGCTCAACCCTCTGCTTAAGGCCCAACATCTCTCGATGCAGGTTCTCCAGCATCACCCGGTAGGGTGACTGGGGCAGGCAGTCCGTTGCCAGCTTGCATCGGTCTGCAAATGTCTCACCCCCTTCAGTGCGTACTGCTTCGCGTACAACGGCCCGCACCTTGGCAAGCATGTCGTCAGGGTGGAGGCTAGTTGGCCAACGCCACCCCATCAGTTCCGCAATGCGTTCATCGGTCACGATGCAACCCCCTTAATTTTTTCCAGCGAACGCAACCCACCAAGCCCGAGCATGCCGAGCATGAGCTCCCAGAGGTTATCGTCGATGCCAGGCAGCGCAGGCAACGGATGGTCGAGCACTATTCCGGTCCACTGCACCAGCGGCCTGGCGATATATTGACACGCCAGCGCCGACGCGCAGACCCAGCCAATGGCTGGGCGCCAACCGCTGGTGAACGCGCTGGGGCTCGATGCCTCGGCGCGGTTCACATCGAGTTGGCCCTGGACAATGGCGACCTGAGCGGCAAGTTGCGCGGCCTCGGCCTGCGACTTGTCAGGCCAGATGCGGGTGATGACAGTCTGCGCCAGTTCGACGCCTGCGGTCAGTGGGTCTATTGCCATTCGCCTGTCTCCATCTGCTTGGCCATGCGGGCCGCCCGGCCAAAAGTCTGCTTGGCCCAGGCGCTGTCCAGCATCTCTGCCGCGGCCTCGCTGTAGTGGCCGTCCTCGATGCTGCCGAGCGTGCGCTTGAACTGAAGCAGGCCCTTCAGGCCCATCTGAAAGGCCATGCCAATCAGCACCGCCTGGCGGGCATCGTTGAGCTTCTCCATCCAGGGCAGCGCAGCCAGTACCGCCTCGTAGTTGCGCTTAATGTCGTTCTCAAGCAAGAAGTCGATCTCGTCTGGCGACAACCCGCCGCCCTTGCGCGAGTCGATCAGCCGGCCCACGCCGATGGTCCAGTAGCCGAGGCTGTCCTGATAAGCGCAGGACTCGGCGCCCTCTTCGCGTAGCAGTTGGCTCTTCAGGTCCATAGCGTCACCCCGTAAGCCATCGCCAGTACCCAGACACTGAAGGCAACGGCTCGGTTGAACCACGACCATCGGTTTCGGTAGTGGGTGATGGCGTAACCGTCGCCGCCAAAGGCTTCTTCGAGCGACCTGGGAAAACGGCGTGTCGTTCGATTGTGCTGAACCGGTGGTTGTTGAAGCATTCGTATCTCCTTCGGGTTGTGTTGTTGGGCTGGTGGCGAGTTGATACCACGCTGGTCGGTGCGTTACACAGAGGGCAGCGCATAGAGCGGTGTTGCAACGCACCCAAGGTCGGCCCAGTATTGCATCTCTTTTCTGCGCCTAGTGATCAGGATGCAGACATTGCTTTCAAGGATCATCCAGGCCATTAGCTTCATACCAGCCACGCAATCAGCGCAAACATTGCCACAAGCGCAACAGACCACCACAGGCTGTTCCTGAACATCGCTCGGTAATACTTGAGATCGTCATCCTCGCTCATGTCTTGCTCCTCTCTGGCCACCAGTCGGGCCGTGGATACCACTTGACGTCATCGGTTGATTCCCTGGCGCTGTACCGCGCTATCCAGTACTCGTTGTCGCTGTCCAGGCAAGTCCACGACCAGTACTCGCCGTTCCACCAGCGCACCTTGTGCTCGCCAGTGGGCCACCATCCGATGCTCGGCGGCGGCTTATTCTTCATCGTACCCACCATCGCCATCAAATCGTTCCTGCTCATCAAGGGCGAGCAGTTCGATTGCCTCGATCTTGTCGGGGCTCAGGAGGCCCAGAATGTCAACATCCTTGATGTACGCCGCCGCCAAGCACATGGTGCTTGGGTAATCGGGGTGATCCCCGTGGCCTGCGCACTCGGGCTCGTAATCAAGGTGGCAGACCAAGGGCTGGTCCACGTCGTCTATGTTGTAGACGAACTCCACGCTGTCCAGCGAGCAGGGTGGGGCGCCGTTCATGACAGCGCCAGGAAGAGAAACAGGGCGCCAGCAAGCCCGAGGGCTGCGGCGAAGAGGGTGTCTTGGATCATGGGGGCTCCTTGGTGCCCGGCGCTGGGCCGGGCTGGGTTGTGGTTCAAAAGAAAGGCACACGTTGAGCAAACCACTGACGCGCAATGGCCTCGGTGGTTGTCGTGGACCACGTTGCGTGATCCGGCTCATCGCCGTGACCGCACACTGCCCAGCCGTGCGCCATCAATTTGGCGTCGTCAGCGCGCCACAGCTCGGCGTGCGCCGCAAAGCCGGCTAAACGCCACTGGCGACCGGTGGCGTCGGCCTTGGCTGGCGCGTTGAAATTGGCATCTGCCAGCGCATCCGACGCGCGGCTAAAGTCTTGCAGGGCGGCGGCGTTGATGACATTCCCAAGACTGTCATACGCTGCGGCCTCAGCAGCGGTAAAGGCCTGGCGGCATTCGTCAAGTTTTTTAAGGTTCATGTTGGCTCCGGTCCGGTTGCGGGTTGGTGTGAGAAGGATATTACCTAAAAAAAAGCATCAAATTCTAGGTACAAACCCTAGGTTTCGCATCTTTTCTTTAGCATCTTCCTGCCCTCGCCCGACGACCACATGGTGCCCCAGGTTGCGCAGGTAGTCGTGCCAGCTCTGCTGCTCCGACGAGACGCTGCCGCCCTTCTCCCGCTTCATCTCGATCCAGAGCAGCCAGGCCGGCACGAACAGGTCAGGCACGCCAGCCGATACGCCTTCGGCCTTCAAACGGCCAGCCGCGGCGATGCCTCTCAGGCCACCGTTCGGGATCGCAAAGACCCGCACCCCGCAGGCCTGGCGGATCCACTGCACCAGCTCGCGCTGCTCTTCGTGTTCTGTTTTCATCAGAAGGGCAGGTCCATCACCCACTTGTTGCAAGCATCCGGCGTGGCGGCGAAGTCCTCCGGCGGCTCTTTGAAGAACTCCACGCACAGGCCGTCCGTGCCATACATCTCGCAGCTGTGGCAGCACTTGGGCGGGCCGGCCTCGAGCATCTTGTAGTAGATCGTCACGATCTCAGGCTGTTTGTGGCGCATCTAGCTTCCATTTTCTTTGAAGAACACGGTGATATTTACCGTCCATCTTGAACTCGATCATGTCTGGCGGCTCGCCGCAGGAAAGAATGTCGGCCACCACGTCCAGCGGGTTGTAGAGGTCGGACACAAGCACATCGGCACCCGAAGCGATCTCTGCCACAGTCCGCCTGGCCTTCTCGCCCGCATAGCCTGGATTGTTGATCGGCATGTATTCGCTCACTGGCGCATCGGACAACGCGCCGTAATAGGTGACCATCAACATCTCCTGCCCGCTGGCTCGGCTGAGATGCTTGCGCCAGCGCCAGGCAGTCACCTCCATCTCTTTGCCCGCCAACCCCATAATGTCATCGTTCTGGAGCTTGAGCTTCTTAACTTCAGGCTCCGGGAACGGATGCCCGCAGGCAGGGCATACACGGGCCGCCAGGGCGCAGAGTTCCTGGCAGTTGTCGCATACCTTTACTGGCGCTGCGCCTTCCTTGTCGCCCTTCTTGTTCGGCGGTCGGACATGGGTGATGGGGCCGTGGGTTGCCACTACTGCTGCAAAATCTAGCACCAAGCAATGATCGGTATGGCTCTTGGGTCGCAAACCCCGGCCCGCCATCTGGACGTAGAGGCCTGGCGACATGGTAGGCCGCAGCATGGCGATTAGGTCAATGTCCGGGTAATCAAACCCGGTGGTCAAGACATTGGCGTTGGTCAGGCAACGGATGCGGCCCGCCTTGAATTCGCCGATGATGCGCTCGCGTTCTTTTCTGGAAGTAGCGCCGGTGATGCAATCGGCAACGATGCCCAACTCGTTGAGTTTGTCGCAAATGTTCCAGGCATGTTGGACGCCGCTGCAGAAGGCCAGCCAGGCCTTGCGGTCCCCGGCCAGCTTGATGATCTCGCGCACAACAGAATTGTTTTGATCTGCTGTGTCTACTGCGGCCTGCAACTCGGCCTCGATGAACTCCCCGCCACGCTTGTGAACCCCGCTAGTGTCCAGCTGGGCCGTGGTGTGCTTAGAGCGTAGCGGCGCTAGGTGGCCGAGGCGCACCAGTTCAAGGATGTTCGTGGGCTCGATGAGTTCCTTGAAGATGGCCGGCTCGTCGGTAATCATTCCGTGGCCGAGGCGGTACGGCGTGGCGGTCAAACCTATCACCCTGACCGCTGGGTTTGTCCGATAGATGTCCGATAGGAGTGTCCGATAGCCGCCTTGATCCTTGTGAGCAATCAGGTGGCACTCGTCTACCAGCACCAGGTCAATGTGGCCCAGCAGCGCGGCCTTCTTGCGTACCGACTGGATGCCGGCAAACGTAATAGGCTCGCCAAGCTGCTTCTTGCCGATGCTGGCGCTGTAGATGCCCACCGGCACATCCGGCCAGTGCTGGCGCAACTTCTCCACGTTCTGCTCTATCAATTCCTTGACGTGGGTCAACATCAGAATCTGGCTGTCAGGCCACTCCTGAAGCACTCGCTTGCACAGCGCTGCAATGATGTGGCTCTTGCCCGAGCCGGTGGGCAGCACCAGGCAGGGATTGCCGGTGGCGTTGTGATCGAACCAGGAGTAGAGCTGGTCTATTGTGCGCTGTTGGTAGTCACGGAGCATTCAGCAACTCCCGAGACCCAAACACATTCGCATCCCCCTCCCCATTCGCGACTTCCCGCCCATCAATGAGATAGATAGCCGTCCAGGCATCCGGCCCGTCCAGTCGCTGCCATGGCACTAGGTCAGGGTGCAGAACATGGCTGTCACATCCGGTGTATTGCGTGGCGATAGGGATCACGCTGCGGTCGAATCGTGCGCATGTCCAGTGCGCATCGCTGTCTGGCGTGGAGGGCTCCGCCGTGCTGTGGGCGCAGGTTCGGCAGTTGACCTCCTTGGTCTTCTTGCTGCCGTGGCAGAAATCATGCGCCGCACAGAACTTGCACTCGTACCAACTTGGGTTGCTGGACAAGGGCTCGGGCATCCTGTCCGCCAGAGCAATGCGATGCCCGCGAGCAATCAGGCGCTCGGCCTCGGTGTGACTTGCGCGCAAACGCTCGGTGTAGATGCGGTCATCGTCTTTGCAGACTGCAAAGTACAGGGCGCGGTCAATGTTCGTGCCGTGCATGTACGTTTGCATTTGGGCGGCATGGACTGGCTTGGATTTCTCGACGCCGTGCTTGACCAGATCGTCAAACGATTTCTTGCTGTGCGTCTTGGCCTCGAAGATGTGCCGAGCCTTCGGGGCTCCAGGCACGCCAGACTCGATGATGCCATCCAGACTGCCGGAGACGTGCGAGCCAAAATCAACCCGGGCTTGGTCGCCCTCGGTGCTGTGTATCTCAATCCCAATCGCTTTGAGGTCCGCCGCTATGGTGGCCTCCTCCAGCCGGCCCCGCCGAAACAAGCGCAGGATGCGACCAGGGAAAGGCTCGCGCACCGCCCAGCGGAAGGACAGCCACAGCCACCTATCACAGGAGTGACCAAGTTGGCTGGCACCGAGGTGCGACCTTGGTAGCTCGACCTGGCGTTCGTGGGCGGCGTCGATGGCCGCGGCTACCTCGTCGGGGATTGGGATTGCACTCATTTGATGTGGCTCCAAGTCTCATAAGACAGCACCTTCTCAATGGTGCGTGGATGAACGCCGTACTTTTCCGCCAGTGCGGAATTGCTCAAGGTCTCGGCAATGTGGGCCAGCA